GGTAAGCACTTCCACCAATTTTCTCACAAAAAACCGATATTTTGCTTGGCTACCAATGTTATAATTTGATTTATAGGTATTTATAGGCGATATTTTGAGATATTTTGGGTTTTATGAATAAAAGGTCAACTTTGCTATAAAAAAGAGTAAATAGGTGGTATAGGGATAAAAAATTTTGAGAAAAAAAAATAATATATGTCTGAATACTCAGCATATTTTAAGATTGGTTAGAGATGACATATCTTCCGTTCGGCTTAGCATATAGCCAGTACTTGCAACATTAGATACATTACTACGGTAGGAGTTATCGGCTTACCATAAAGGCAGTCTGCAAGTTCCTGAGATAATTGTAATATATTTGGAATCGGATGTCAAGATTAAAGAGTACCGTTTTCGATAGCTTCAAAGACAATAGGAAGCACCTTATCTTTAGTTCTTAGGTTTAAAGGGAACGTTTTTTTAAATCCTTTAGGTCTTTTAACGAGATAAACGGAAGCACGTCCGTCAAGAGTCCTTCTGTCAGGAAGTATAGACAGGATAAAGTTCACAAGGTCGTCTTGCTCTTTTTTGTACCCTCTGACACAACAAACACAATAATCGTCCTTGTTGAACTTTGGTTGAGGCTTTTTGAGGTACTCTTCCAAGATAGGCTTAAGATGTTCCGGTAATTTGTAAGTAGTTCTTGCGGCATAATACTCTCTTGGTCTGCGTTTGAAAGTATTTTTTGGCATATAGTAAGGGTCTTTGTACGGAGATACAGGCATTATATAACCTCCAATAAACTTGGGATATGTTTGTAAATGAGTTTTGCACCATCTACGATACAGTCAACCATATCATCGTGCCTACCATCAGGGAACTCGATACATTCAGAGATACAATCTTGAATTATTGATTGGTTCATATCGCAATTAAATGTTACTTTATAATTATACACATCGGGAAGAACCACGTTTGCTCTTATTACTTTATCTCTCTTACGGTCTTTATAGAACTCTTTTAATACTCCTTCCGATTGAGTGATTATCCCTTCCTGTGCAAAAAATTGGTTTAAAAAGATTCCGTGTCCTTTCGGTTCAATATAACATCCGATAAAATCTTCTCTGATAGACCACAACTTCATAAAAGGTAAGAAATATTCCACTATCTTGTCCGAATTTACTTTCGCCCTCTTTATGTCTAACACATAGAACCGCCCGTTAGCCTTTCCTACCGCCATAAAGACTGTCCAATCGTTTCTTTCTGAACCTCTGTATGCAGTATCTGCTATTACGGCAGTAAAATCAAAATATTCAGGTAATGCATCTATTTGGAACATATCTTTCGTAAACAACGAGCCTCCTGTTGCTCTTGGCTCTTGCTGGTACTGCGAATAATATAACTCAGGTGTCCTTATTTTAAGTTCTTCTAACTTTTTTATCGGAAACTTCTCTTCCCAAAACGATACCTTCTTCTCTTCATCATATGCTCTTACCGTAACCACATCCCAATCATTTGTCTCGGCATCCATTACATATTGAGCTAAATCGTTTGTTGATAATCTCTGCATTATAAGAATTATCGGAGTATGACTCGTTCTTAATCTTGTCTTGAGCTTGTCCGTATAATTCCTGATACATTCGTTTAACATTACTTCAGAAGTCGCATTTGATACGTCCAATGGGTCATCGATAATTAAATCTCCATTGTATCCTGGTATTGACGGATTACCTGCATCAATACCTGTCAATGCACTTCCTATCGGAGCAGCCGTCATTCCACTTCTTGTTCCTGCATCCTTGAAATTGTATTGTGTACTTGATTTTTGGTCTAACTCGTGTCCAAACAAGTCTTGCCAAAATATCGATTCGATTATCTCTAACGTTTCTCTTGATAACTTCGTTATGAGCAAATCGGAATGTGATACATATAAATGCTTAACACTCGGATTTCTTGCAAATGTCCAAGTAATGAATAACTCCACTATTAACGATTTTCCCGCTCCTACAGGTATGTTTATAAGTAAGTTCGGTTTATCGTTCTTTTGGTCTGCTATATCCTGTAACTTTTGGATAATCTTATCGTGAAAAGGCTTGAATGTGAACTCAGTCCTGTTTATCAGGAAGAACATCAGGGTTATGTACTCCCTCAGACTCCCCAGACACGTCAACCTCAACAACTCTTTCGTCTCCGGGTCTTTCATCGCCTCTTCCAATTGGGATATTTTGTCTAAGTCCATCTGTTATACTTGCTCTCCTTAATCCATCCAAGATTTCTTTTACTTTGTTTACTTTATCTTTATCTATATTTACATCTATAATCTTCTGTTGTATTCCTGTACTTATAATCTCGTTGGCAGGTTTCTCTCCTACCGTATCTCTTATTATCTCAAGTCCTCTTAACTGATTCGCAGTTATGTCTCCTGATAATACCCCGTTAACTATCATCTCTGCCAATAACATACGTTTGGACTTAACTTTCTCTTGTCCGTCTTTTACATCTACTATTCCGGGTGTATCTAAAATTTCATTAAAACAATCTTTAAATATTTCTTTTACCATTTTCTTGGTTACCAAAGGCAACTTCTGTGCCCTGTATATCCCTTTTCTTAAATCATCATCCTCTTTTATATAATCCCAAATTAATTGGTCTATTTCAAAAATCTTAAATCCTACTTGCCCGTCTTTAAGCTCTTTTATCTTCTGATATTTCGGTTTATACTTGGCTTTTATTTTCTCTGCAAACTCTCTTACATCCTCTTTTATTGCCTCGTATAACACTTTTTCCGACATATAATCTTTGGTAACTTCGCCCTTACCTCTAAATACTGTCATAATAAGTATAAGTGCCTATCAAACATTTCTAAAATATCTATAACTACATTTGCTTCCGTGTCTTTTACCGACAATGCAAGTAACGTAAACTCTCTCTTTGCCATAGACAAATACTCTTTTATCTCGGTATCAGGAAGTTCTACTCCCTTGAACTTCGCATAATCTACCTGCGTAATCCCTCTTGACCCCATATATACCTCAACAAATCTGTCTAACAACGGGTCTATATCTCCCATCAATCTCTCAAAAAGAATATGGTTCGCATACTCTTTCGCCGTGTTCCAATGCAAAAACTGAAGTTTATCTTTATATGTCTTTAATATGGCTATGTATTTCTCCATTTTTCCCCCTCG